AACTGCTTTAGCAAGGACTGTTAGACAGATCTCAATCAATCTATCGCCAATCGCTGCGTCATTTGGAATTGAATTAACTGCATCTTTAATAATTTTAGATGCAAAAGGTAAAAGTGCTTTTAACATAGTATGAGCCTCATTCAGTTAGCTCAATTATTTATAGGATTACTTTACTCCCATTATTTTTCCGTGATCATCCTTAATTCTAGGCATCACCTCCACAGTTTTAACTCCCTTCTTTTTAGATTTTTTTGTCTCTGGTAATTTGGGATCTCTATCGTCTAACTCTTCGCGAAGTTGTTTAAAATTTTTCATCAACTACCCCTTTTTGTCATGGCAACGATCTTACTAACCTTTTTGCGACGAGCAACATCACCAACAATAGGGCCTTGAGGATCATAATCCTCCTTAGTCAATTCCCATTTCTCGTGAGTTACTGTATATGTTGACTCAGTTAACTCACTAAGTTCTGCAAGAATAGAATCTAACTTAGATTCTAGTTCTTCTTTCTTGATCAGTTTAATATTACCACAACCGCAGGGTGACTTACCACACTTAGCACAAGTAGACTCTGCAACTGACTTCTCTTTCTTATCAGTCTTCTTCTTTTTCTTTGTAATTTCTTCAACTTCAGCACCATGTGACTGAGGATCCATACCCTCAAATGCTTCAGGAATATATGAACCTTGGAAACAATCACCTCCCATCCATTCAGTATACATTCCAATCAAAGCTGATGAATACTCATCATTATGAGCTACTTTATTAACAGGTCTCTGCTTATCCATGTTTAAAATTGAAGATCTTCTATAATTTATTTATAGTGCGAATATCCTTAACCCACTCACGAAACATCTTTCCATCCTCAGTTATAACGATAGCATAATTGACACCAGTACGATGAACTACACCTTTATCACCAGAACGAGCAGACATAACAAGATCACCCTCAGAAATCAAATCATTTTGGCGATGCTGCTGTCTTAGTGCTTCTAGTCTCAGTTTCTTAAAGTTCTTCATAGTTTAACACCTTGCAGCAGTCCACCAAGATAAGTCATCCATGCTTTCTTTTCTACCTCACTCAACTTTGGTGGGCAACCTTTCTTAAAGAAATCCCAATCACCCTCTTGTGCTGCTATTCTCATCTTAGTACCACTCATAGCAAAAGTTTTTCCTTCTGGGTCTCTTGAACCAGTGGACTCCATCCACATACTCCAAAAATTATAGTAGTGTCCTTTCTTTGGTTTTACTCCATTATGTTCAAGCACAAATTTCATATCAGGTTCATTCATTCTATCAGATCCACACATATAAACGCAATTCCTATAATGATCCATCATAACATGTTCTAAAGCAGCAGGTATGACATTAAATTTAGGAGAACTATAAAAATGATCTGCATGTTTTGGCCATCCTTTTTTCATTATAGCAAGTTTTTTATCAGCTGGTATAGGATTATCCTTTACGGGTTTATTGCTTTGTGAAAGATAGATTCTATAATGTCCAGGATGACCACCTTCTCTAGCAGCATTTGCAATAGCATCAAAACTAGCACCATGACCTGTAGTAGGTGGTTGAAACCTACCAAATGTCACATAACATGTACTGCCAATAGTTAATTTCATTTCTTAAATTTAGAGAAAGCACCGTATAATAAATTGTTCTTAGTAAACTCAAGTTTATTAACCAGCTTAACCATATTCCCATCTTTATGTAGTACATACCCCTCATGGCCTACAACTTTATATCCATCAGGTGTAAGAATAAAAGTCTTAAACGTCTTCTCAAGAGGATTTAACTTGAATATTATTTGTCGTTTCAAATTTTGAACCAACTTATAAAGTTCTATCATTGCTTTAAACTTATCCTTATTATTCTCCACATACTCCATGCTTATCTTAGTTAATTCTACCTTCGCTGCAACACTACTTGGTGTCTTCAATTTACTAATGATCTTATCCATACTCCTACCATAGAACTCAATCATTTGATTCAATGTCACGTCAACACTTTTACTCCTATACCCAGAAGTTTCTGGATTAACCTCATCCTGAAAATACTTCTTAACATATGGAGCAATATGATACTTATCTTCTCCTGATGGGTTACCAGTACCACCACCTTTTGTAACAAGATAATCTAAAAAGTCACCACAAGTCCCACATTGCTTCCCAATCTCAGCAACTGTACTATCAAATTCACTTTCCTCTGCTGGAGTTAACCCAATATCATCCATTGGAGTATCATTATTAATTATCAATACATCCATAGTACTCTTAATATTTCTATCACGACCAAGACCACCCCTAGCACTCATATTTTCTAGATATTGCTTGTGATTTTTTCTATCATCAGTACCTGCATAATGGGTGTGAAAAACTACTCCAACTTTTGCTTTGGCAGCTGCCTTACCTATTGGTTGATCAGCAGGAATTCCATATTCAATTGATTGAGGTGCAAAAGTATGTAATTTATCTCCATGAATAGTTTTATTCTTTTGTATAGTCTTGTCAGTGAATAAAAAATCACCCTGAACAACTCCCTGAATACCAAGTTCACTAAAGTAATCAAGAGCATATCTTAGAGTCTCAACAAGACCTTGTTTCTTACCATAATAATCATCAATATCTTGATAGGTATAGCACAACTCTGGTTTCTTATTGAAAGCAGACTTCTTAGCTACAAAAAACATACCATTTGCAGGGTCTATACCACATACGACTGAAGGAGAACCATCCCACTTCGTCTGCATGTATCCTGATCCACCACACCCAAGCATATGCCTAAGTTCTTGGAAGTCTTCAACTATTTTCATACACCCTTTAACACCGTAGTTGAGCATCTCATCTTCTACGTGTTCTAAATGAGTTAACTTATCAATATTTGCCATCAGCCACTCCCCTTAATCTTATCAAATGGTCCAGACAAATCTGCCTGTGATGTAGCATACCTAAAAACCAAAGTCATAAACTTTTCTGAGTCAGGACTCTTCTTTAATTTTTCTCCCATCTTCAATCCAAGAAATTTAGAGAATATCCACTTATGACCCATTTCTTGAATCCTTCTTAAAGGTACTTCACCTTCAGATTTATCACTATATTTGGGTACACTACTCATACTACCTCTATTATTAACCATGTCATAAATGGCTTGAGGTAAAGCACCTCCTTCATTACCATCATCATCTGTCTTAATAGACTCTTTATATACCTCTGCTACACTCTTATATTTAATATAATCAAAGAATCCTTTACCATCAGTGGACACTTCCTTCATAAATTTATCAAAAACTCCACCACCAATCTTACCATGCTTTGCTTCTGTTCCTTCAAGTACTTCACCCTGCCAAGTTGACCCTTCGGTATCAGTAGAACGGAACTGAATCTCCATATTATTTGTACCCCAGATATAAACATCCAAGGAATCAAACAATCCATCCTTAGTATCAACCTTGGCATAGTCTCTTACTGACTGCTTAAACTTATTACTATCTCTATCATAATTCCACTCAGAAATCGTACCTCCTTTTCCTTTAAATCCTTTCAATGACACACCAATCAAATCACCAGCAAGGATTAACTCAGTCATATAGGAATTAAGACTACCAAAGGATTTCTTTTTAGAAAGTTTTCTTCTAATTTCATTCTCCTTACCAGATGAAACCATATAAATGTCAGCTGGAGACCACTTATTAAGGTTAGCAAATGGTCTTACTTTCCTACCAGTAGTCTCATGTACATGGCTTGAATTTACAGTATAAAATTGCTCTTCAACCTTATCAACAATAGCTTCTCCTCTATAAAACTTATAATTCTTTGTACCTGGTGGATACTTATCACACAATAAATTTGCAGTTGCAATACTAATACCCAACCATTTTGAAGTCTTTTCATTTGTTAGAAAATCATGCACTTCATTTATTGTTGCAGTCGTTTTCACTTGTCTTTGAACTTGTTCCAACAACTTCATACTCATGCACAAGTCAGTTTCTAAAGGTTTATCTGATGCATATCTCAACGCAGCTAACCAACATGCAGCACTCTCTTGCTTCTCTGTTTGACCAGATCCACCACCAGATCCTGATGCACCACCACCAAACTGAGGTGTCTTCTCTAATCCAGTGAATAAAATATCATCACTCGTTGCTTTCTTACCACTACCCCAAGTCACTCTTAAACAACGACCTGTTTTACCCATATATCTTTGCTTAAAAGAAGTTGCATTTGCTCCTTGATTTTGGTTAGGATCATCCATGATCATCTCACCATTCAAGACACGTTCCATGTCTCCCTTTACATCCCTTCCATTAAATCTTACCTTAGCATCCTTTGCTTGTCCTGTTTTCGGATCAAATTCTGGAGAAGCTTTAAGCATCGCTTCTCCATTCTTATTATGAACCTTTAATTTTTTATTAAGCCACATAGCATCAAGAACAACCAACAAATATTGGTCGTTCTGATCATTATATTCTGATAATTTTCTCCAACTTATCGGTTGAGCCATTAGTCCATGCAGGTCTCCACATGTTATTTAGTGGGTACTCGCTCTTTGATTTTCTCTACGAATTCATTAGCAGCATCAATATCCACACCAGCATCTTTATAGTTCATTTTACTACATGATCCCATGTGTCTCTGAATTTCCTGTCCCAATTATCAATATAAACAGGCATGAAAGCATTAAGTGCAAGAGTAAGATCTACAATTTCATTAGTCCTACCATTGTCTACTGCCTCCTGTAGTTGTTCCAGCATAAAATTAAATGTAGTAATCTCAGAAAATGCAACCTCTAGATCACTCATCACCTTCCAATTGTCATTCATTTCAGTCATTTTTAATTCTCCTTAACACATAGGGGAGTGAGCATAATTTTTATGTCACAGTTCTCACCATGAGAGAAGTGCTGCAAGTTTTTCATGTAAAAACGTTTCATAATAAATCATCAATAGTATAAACACTAAAAATTTCTAAATTATTATCAAACAGAAAGAATTTATCATATTCCTTTCTATCAACAAGAGTTACAATACGATTAACTTGATATCCAGCATCACGTAATACACTAACTGCTTTCATTGCAGACCCACCTGTAGTAACAACATCTTCCAATACCGTTACTTTGGATCCTTTAGGTGGCAGTGGACCTTCTATCTGTGACGCTGTTCCATGCCCCTTAGGTTCCTTCCGAACAATCAAAGCATTTAAATCACGCTCATCACACCAAGCAGCGACTGCAACCGCTGCTACTAAGGGATCAGCGCCCAAAGTAAGACCCGCTACTGATACAGAATCCTCTTCAACTTCCTCTAGCATCAACCCACTGGCTAATGCTAAACCTTCACCTGATAATGTGACACTCTTACAATTAACATAATGATTTGTTTTCTTTCCAGATGAAAGAACATACTCACCAGTACGATAAGCATCTCTCTTAAGTAATTCTAGAAGATCTTGTCTGTCATACACCATCAGCGATCCCCCTTTGCTCTTACTTCAGATCTCTCAACAGAGAAAGTACCACCTGGATAACGCTTCTCCAACTTTCTAACATTACCTCTGACAACATCGTCAAGAGATACGTCCAAAGCCATACAAGCTTGTGCCACATACCACATAACGTCACCCAACTCAATAATAAGATGCTCTCTATTGTCGTCATTCCAATGTTTTCCTTGAAACACCATCTTCTTAACGATCTCAAGGAACTCACCAGACTCAGCAGCAAGCCCAACACCAGCAGTGGTAAGACGCTCAATATTGGCACCCTCTCGGTCAAGTTCACCAAGACGGTCAGCAAGAGAGACAAAATCCTTACTACAATCGCTTGTGACAGCATCCACGAAATCATTATACTTATTAAAATCTATAGTCATAATTTATACGTTCCATTCAGCGAATTTAGATAATCTATTTTTAGTGTCTGTGAATTCAGGCATATCTTCAGAATCCTGATCAACATTCATAACAGATGCATCATCTGCAACATCATACAGCTTCATCTTGGATCTGTCAATACCTATCATGAATTTTTTATTTGCAGTTGTGTCGTTATACCTATTCTTAAGTTGCTTGACCATAATACGTCCCTGTTGTTCTAACTCCTCTGTTGATATAAGAGCGAACATAAGGTCAGCAGTAGCAGGAAGACCAAAGGATTCAGATGTATCGGTAAGATCAGGATCGCTATTACCATAACCACTACGAGTAGTCTGAGTAGCACTGACAATCGGTACGTTATGTTCCACAGCAAGTCCACGAAGCTCTTCTGCAATCGCTTTAACATAAGTGTAACTGTTAACAATGGCACCTTTGTACCTAACACTTGCACAAATATTAAGATAATCCACAAAGATAAGATCGGGAGTAAAATCTTTCTTCAACTTTAGATCACTCAGGAGTGACCTGAAATGTCCCGAATGAGCAGATGCTGTAGGGTATTCTTTAATGATGAGTTTACCCTGTGTTTTCCTAGCAATCTCATTTACCTTACTTGTAAAAAGAACCTCAGGTAAATCTACAATATCTTTTATATTAACATTTAATAGGTTTGCATCAATTCGTTCAGCAATTTTCTCCTCTGCCATTTCACATGTAATGTAGAGTACGTTCTTCCCCTGTGTGAGACAGGCACTAGCCATGTGGCACATGAATAGACTTTTCCCGACACCTGTACCAGCAAGAGCGATGTTGAGAGTTTTATTAGGGAGACCACCTTTTGTAATATAGTTAAACTTTTCCAGATCAAAGGGAATTTTTTCCTCCGTCTTGTGGTAGAACTCATATCTTTCTTGTGATTGTTCAATGTAGTCATGTCCGATATGTTCATCAAAGGAGACAGCCAAAGCATCTTGAAGGATACTTGGTATAGCACCCTTATCTAACTTTACGTCTCCTCCATCAGCAATCTTGATAGACTGCATCAGAGCAAGATATATAGCACGATCTTGACACCACTTTTCTGTGGCATCTAAGAGCCATTCAAATTCAACCCAGTCATCCGAAAGATTCCGTACTACCGATACTGTATTTTGGAATGTTTCATCAGTAAGATCGTTACGATTCTGTAAATTAATCGTAAGAACTTCTTTTGTAGGTACTTTATCATACTTAGAAGAAAAGTCATAAATTTCTTCAAAGACAATTTTCTCATGATACTCTTGAAAATATTCTGATTTAAGAAACGGAACTACCTTGCGATAGTACTCCTCATTATAGAGAAGATTTCGCAAAATAGATTCCTCAATACGTTCAGTTGCCATAAGTAAATTCTTGTTGCGCTGCTTCCTCTAATTTTGCCATTACTTCATCCGTGAAGTATTTGCTAGGATCAGCGAGAACAGATTTAGGGTAAACAGAAGTTTTACCGAACTTGATACGGTTTCCCACCCGTTCAAAGACACCGTATTTCTCACCAAGTTCAATGAGTCCATAGTACTTGTCCAATCCACGTTCGTCAAAGTATAATCTTGTAGCAACTTTAGATCCCTCCTTAGATAATCTAGATTTTTTGGCTTCACACTTAATAATATTACCCACTACATCAGTGCCGTCCTTCTCCTTTGATTTGGATAGGTATATTATAGACGATGCAGCGTACTTTAGTCCACTACCACCGCCCATTTCTTTCATTGGCACATAGCTGCCGATCACATCATAAGTATGATTGGTCACGAGCATTGGCACATTCGCTTGCCCCAGTTTCAAGGTCAATACTCTGAAAGCACCTTTGATTAACTGTGATTTAGTCATGTCCCTAACTTGTTTATCGTTAGCAACATCTTCCATCTCCTTAGATGTACTCAGCATACCAAGAGAATCAAGAACAAACATCATTGGTTCTCGTTCTTCCTTTGATTCCTTCATATACTTGTCAAGTATACGACAAGCTTGTGTTCTAAACTCTTCTATCGTAGCAACAGGAAAGATTACCATACGTTTAGAATCAATACCCCTGCTCTCAATCATATCTCTGCTTATAGCA